CCCATTAGGAGAGTATGAACATCATTCAAATGAATGTTTTCCAGTCCCAGGCATTGCAGATGGAGCTGATGAAAATGGTGTAGATCTTAATGCTGATGCATATGCTAACGCTATAGCAGTAATAGCAGAAAAAATGCACAATAACACTGCTATGCAATGGATGGGAATTACAGCAAATCCATCAGTAACTGATAGATCACATTGGCTTAATACTGGCAGAGATACTGCCAGAGATAAAGATGTTGCAGTTCCAGTTAGACAATATAATATAGAACCAGATGTTTTTAAAAACAATAGACCATTTGCTGATAAAGACAAAAAGGTAGTAGCAGAGTTATATAACAAGTATAATTTAACTGATACATTGTTTGCATTAACTAGAAGCTGTGAATCATTTGAATTTGACGAAACATTTTCAGAACACTGTGGTAAATGTTGGTGGTGCAAAGAACGCAAATGGGCTTTCGGTAAGCTGGCATAAATACTAAAAAGAGGAAACTATGACAAAAAAATTAACTGCATTAGAAGAAGAATTTAACCTTCCTTCAATTGAAGAATTAATGCCAGATGTAGAAGCTGAAGAAGTTGTTGAGCCTACAGTAGAAGAAACTGAAAAACAAATAGTACAATACAAACATAACCTGTCTATTGCAGAACGTGCTGACGCAGCATTGCCAATGGTAACAGGAATGGAACAACTTGACAAAGAAATGGATGACTATGCGACAAAAGCTATGCAAACATTTGAAGATCTATGTGATCTTGGTAAGAATGTAGAAGACCGACATGCTGCACCAATATTTGACAGTGCAAGTAAGATGTTAGGAGCTGCGTTACAAGCAAAACAAGCCAAAATGGATAAAAAATTAAAAATGATCGAGTTACAGATGCGCCAACGCAGAATTGACCAAGAAGAAAAGAAAACAGATGCCTATGTAAAAGATAAACTTGGAGCAGATGATGACACAGAAGAAGTATCAGGACGTATTATTGGTAGTAGATCTGAGTTACTTAACGAAATCATGAATAAAATGAAGAACGATGATAAATAGTATTATGGAGAAGACTTTATGAAATCATTTACACAATATTTAACAGAATCCAACAAAACTTGGAATTTCTGTATTAAAACCGTACATCAGTTAACTGATGAACAGTGTGATCGCATCGAGAAGCACTTAATGAAATATGACTCGAACGGACTCAGTGCTGAGAAGAAGACCATACTACAAAGTACACCAAGAGACTTCCCTCAACATAGAGGATATGAAGTTTATTCATACGAATTTGAAACAAAGTTAATCACAACACCTTCTCAAGTACAAACTGAGATAGGAAACATGTTGGGTTTAAAAGATGGTGTCTTTAAAGTAAAAGGCGATAACGAAACAGATGTAGATAGTACACCTGAAGAAACTCCAGTTGACGCAAAAAGCGAAGACTTAGTAGGCGACAAATATAACGCTAATTTAATCAAGGAGTTGCTTAAACTCCGCAAAGAAAAGGAAAAAGGCAATGAGTGATCTAGACAGAATTTTAAAACTTGCTGGCCAAGCACCCCAGAGCCCAGCTCCAGCAACAGAAGTAGTAGCAACCGAAAGAGAAATGAAGCCAGTAGCACAAGAAGCAGTTGGTGAGTCAGCAGAAGGTATTTGGGAACTATGTGATGAATTAGAGTGTGCAGAGCATCCAGTGTTTAACGAACTAGTTAGATACCTAAGCGGTGACGTGTTACAAGATTTTGTTAAAGACTTTAAACAACACAACGACATGAACAGCTATGATGAAGCTGCAGAAGCACCAATTGAAGAAGCAACAGGTGTATGCGGAGATTGTGGATGTACAATTGATCAGCCAGTAGAAGGTTGTGAATGTACACATGATTCACATGACGCATCAGGAGACCATTGGGTAGCCGAAACAGAACTTGAAGAAGCTAAAGCAAAACCAGACTTTTTAGACGTTGATAAAGATGGCGATAAAGACGAGCCAATGAAAAAAGCAATTAAAGACAAAAAAGTTGACGAAGCAGAAGAACTTGAAGAAGCACAGAGTCCAGCACAAAAGGCCGCATTTGCAAAAATGTTAGCTTCTAAAGGTGGTAAAAAAGATGACGAAGATGACGAAGTTGACGAAGCAGAAGAACTTGAAGAAGTTGCAGTAGCTGATGACGACCTAGAAGAATTAGAAGAGTCTCCAACAATGGATACTACGCAGTTAGTTAACATAATGAAAAATTCAGGTTTAAGTGAAGAAGCAATTCAAAAGAAATTGAACGAATGGGCAAATACGCCAGATGGTGCAGCTGAAGAAGAATCTACCTCACACGGTGATGCGTATGATTGGGCACAAAATGTAAACCTAAGCCTAAAACGTTATTTAGATGCAGAAGACATGAAAGTAGGACTTAAAGAGCATACAGTAGAAGAGCTCAAAGAAGCCTATAAAACAAAAAAAGAACAATAAGAGTTTAACCTCCCCCGGTGAAAAGCGAAACGGTGTAGTTTTAATTAACTACGCCGTTTTTCTTTACTAAATAGTAGTATGAGTACAGCAGATACTAAATTAACAAAAACCCCATATCAACGAGAAAAGTTTACTGAAGAACAACTTTTGGAACTAGCCAAGTGTGCTGAAGATCCAAAATACTTTATGATTAACTTTTGTTGGATACAACACCCAACAAAGGGTCGTGTAAGATTTGATCTATTTGATTATCAAAAAGACTTAGTAAATACATATCACGATAATAGATACAGTATTGCACTTGTAAGTAGACAGATGGGTAAATCAACGGCAGCAGCTGGATACCTATTATGGTACGCAATGTTTATGCCTGATCAAACAATCCTTATTGCAGCACACAAATATAGTGGCGCAAGTGAAATTATGTCACGAATTCGTTTTGCATATGAAACACTTCCTGACTTTATACGTGCAGGTGTAACAAGCTATAATAAAGGTAGTATGGAGTTTGATAATGGTTCTCGTATTATTGCACAGTCAACTACAGAAAACACTGGACGTGGTTTGTCTATATCATTAGCATACTTAGACGAATTTGCATTTGTGCGCCCTAATATTGCTAAAGAATTTTGGACAGCATTGTCACCAACATTAAGTACAGGTGGTAAGTGTATTATTACTAGTACACCTAATCAAGATGATGATCAGTTTGCACAGATTTATCGTGAAGCAGAAAAAGCACAAGATGAGTTTGGAAACAATACAGAAACAGGCTTAGGCAAAAATGGCTTTAAAGCATTTAATGCTGATTGGAAATACCATCCAGATAGAGATGAAGCGTGGGCAGACGAAGAACGTAATAAAATTGGCGAAGAACGTTTTAGACGTGAACACCTCAATGAGTTCATTGCATTTGATGAAACACTTATTGATAGTATTAAGTTATCACTTATGGAACATAAAGAACCATATGCTAAAATGGGACAAGTACGCTGGTTTAGACCTATACGCAAAGATAAAATATATATGACTGCACTAGATCCTAGCTTGGGAACAGGCGGTGATGCATCTGCAATTCAAGTATATGAGATGCCAGGTATGAAACAAGTAGCAGAATGGCAACATAATAAAACAACAGTACAAGGTCAAGTTAAGATACTACGTGAAATATTAATGTATATTGAATCTGAAACAAATGGCGAAGCAGAACAATACTTTAGTGTAGAGAACAATACACTAGGTGAAGCAGCGCTTGTTGTTATATCAGAAACTGGAGAAGAATTCTTTCCAGGCACATTCCTTAGCGAAACAAAACGACACGGCAACGCACGTAAGTTTAGAAAAGGCTTTACCACTACACATAAAAGTAAAATTATGGCATGTAGTAAGTTGAAACATTGGATTGAAACAGACAAACTTGAAATAGCAAGTAAACAATTATTAGGTGAACTTAAAGTTTTTATTGCACGTGGCAATAGCTATTCTGCAAAAGAAGGCGAACACGATGACTTAGTAATGTCATTAATACTAATAGTACGTATGGCACAAGAAATTGTTAACTACGAAGAATCAGCATTTGAATACTTAGTAGGCGAGGATGATGATGAAGACTTCATGCAACCAATGCCATTTAGTATGTTATAATTAGCGTCAAGGCATAAATACATAGAACAACAAGGAATTAAACATGGAAACTGTTTCACAAGAAATATTTAATATCATAAAAGGTGCAAACTACGATGTTGTACTTTTTACTGAAGGTGGCGAAAAAACGTTAGACGCTGATACAGCAACAAGGTTTTACGTTAGTGAACATGACATGATGATTTCAGTAAGATCAGAAAATAACAAGTTAGAGTTAGTAGTTCAATTAGGTGCTGATTTTGACATTAATGCCAATAAAACATTGCTAGATAGTTTTAAGAGTGCAGTACACAAACAGATGGGTGAATATACCGTGAAACGATTTGATAAAAACATAGAACCAAAAGACTTCTCACACCAAAGTGTAACAGAAGAAAATACTGAAATAAACAGGTTAAGAGAATTATCTGGTATTACACATGAATCATACAGTGATGATTTTCAATATGCAGAAGATGAAGATAACCTTATAGTAAGTAAATGTTGTGGTGCAGACGCTTATATTCGACACAATGAGATAAAAGTAGGTGATGAAGCTAGATGCAGTGAGTGCCGCAAACAGGCAGAATTTGTGCCAGCATCATACTTTACAGAAGAAGATGTTTCAGAAGAAGAAGTTACAGTAGACAACGCAGGTAACATTGCAGGATACTTAGACACAATAGACGATTATGCTGAACAAGTATCTATGATTGACGATCAAACAGATCCAAGAGATGTTAAAGAAATGGCACACAGAATTCAAAATGCAGCAGATGACATTAGAACTAGAGAACTTAAATTAACGCCAAGTAACATAAGACAACAATTTGAATCAGACTTTGAACCAAGTAATGACGAAGTAGCAGAAGGCTCATTTTGGGGCAGAGATGACATGGTCAAGAAAATGAAAGATGATGAAAAAGCACGTGGCATGAAAAGGTTTCGTAAAACTGAAGATGGTGCAACACATGGACATTCTACTAGCGACCCTAAAGAATGGAAAAAACTAATAGCAAATGGTTACGAAGAAGTAACAGAAGATTACGATCTTACAGAAGGCTTTAGTAAAGCATTTGGTAGCATAAAAACAAGCTACATACAACTAGAAAACGCAAGATTAATTGTTAAGCACAGTAAAGGTGTTAACGAAGAAAAGCGTGGAGCTAGAAGCAGAAACATACACAGTATGTTTATTGAAAATGCAGATAAAGAACAAACAAGATTCCCTTACAAGTACATGGCAGGCGCTAAAGCTATGGCTATGCATGTTAACAATAGCGGAACATTTGATGATAGCAAAGGCGCAGGCATTATGAATATGTGTAAAGAAGCTATGGAAATGTCACAGTTCCTTACACACGTAAGAACAAACAAACTTGTTAATGAAGGTAATGCAAACGTTGTAGAAACAATCAAATCACAGTTAAAACAAATTAAAGAAACAATTCGCGGTCTTCAAACTGTTAGAGGTTATAACAACTTTGAATCAAAAGAAATTATCACAAATGAAGAAAATTCGGTTGACATATCAGACAAGTTCTTGTATAATACATTTGAGACTGTAGATATGGACGCTGTTCTTTCCACAGTATCTCGCATTTTTAACGAACGTGAGGGCAAAGATACTATGCATGATAAACTATTAAATGACGTACTGGCAGTAATTAAGTCAGGCGATGATCTAAAATTAAATGTTGACGTAAACGATCCAACTAATCCAAATAACGAAGACCCAGTTAAGTTTTCGGGCGGAATGGGTCCACTTGCTAAATTAAGTGCGATGTTATCTTATATCGGAATGACAACTAAGAATGATATATTGTTTAATTTGCTAACGCAAATGAGCAATGACGTACATGACATGGGAACTAATAATACAATGCTAGCGGCAAAAATTGCTAACTATTTGTATAAAAAAGGTTCGGCTAAAACCATGGAAGTAGCTGTTGCAACGGAAGAATCTATTACAGATTCCGTTATTTCAGAACTTCGTAAAAGAATTTCCTAAAAAACCGGGAAATAGTGCTTGACAGTAGCACTTAAAAGTAGTATACTGTATAGGCTAACAAAGGCAAAACGAGCATACATAAGGTGTGCATTATAAAACTAACAAAGGCTATTATAGGCTAATATAGGAGAAGTACAATGGCGACACTCGCTGAAATCCGTGCTAAATTACAGGCACAAGACAACAAGAGCTCAGGCTCAAGACAACAAGGTGGCGATAATGCTATCTTTGCGCACTGGAACATTCAAGAAGGTTCAAGTGCAACACTACGCTTCCTACCAGACGCAGATGAATCGAATACGTTCTTTTGGAAAGAACGTCAAATGATCCGTTTGAGTTTTCCAGGCGTTAAAGGACAAGATGAGAACAAACCAGTAATGGTTCAAGTTCCTTGTGTTGAAATGTGGGGAGAGCAATGTCCAGTACATGCAGAAATTCGTCCTTGGTTTAAAGATCCAGGACTAGAAGATACTGCACGTAAGTATTGGAAAAAACGTAGTTATATATTCCAAGGATTTGTTACTGACAACGAATCACCAGAAGACAATAAACCAGAGAATCCAATTCGTAGGTTTGTTATTTCACCACAAATTTATAAAATCATTAGTGCAGCATTAATGGATCCAGAGTTTGAAGAAATTCCTACGGATTATGAAGCTGGCACAGATTTTAAAGTGATGAAATCTAGCAAAGGCGGATATGCTGATTATAGTACATCTAACTGGAGTCGACGTTCACGTGGACTTGATCAAACAGAACGTGATGCAGTTACAGCAAACGGATTACACAATCTAAATGATTTTCTTCCTAAGAAGCCAGATGCAGAACATCTACAAGCTATCTTCGAAATGTTCGAAGCAAGTGTAGACGGACAACTGTATGATCCAGCACGTTTTGGACAGTTTTATCGTCCATACGGAGTAGATGCACCGGCAACTTCAGCACCAAGAGCAATGGCACCTGCACCAGCAGCACCAGTAGCACCTGCACCAGTTGCAGAGGCAGCTCCAGTAGCACCTGCACCAGTTGCAGAGGCAGCACCACAAGCGGCTCCAGTAGCACCTGCACCAGCAGTTGCAACAGCAGCACCAACTAGTGGCGCACCAAGTGCAGAAGATATCTTAGCACAAATTCGTAACCGTAAGTAAATAAACATAATTTGGGCATGCATTGTGCATGTCCAAGTTTCTTAGATTGGAGATAAAAATGGCAAAACCTTTTGACGTAAGCAAATTCCGTAAAGCTATTACTAAGAGTGTACCAGGACTAAGCGTAGGCTTTAATGA